GTATACAAACGACCCATTTTTAACATTTCCCAACACATTTTTAACAGTTGTTAGCACAGTTTGGCACGCTTTTTGCTGCGAGCCGTGCCAAAAAAGCCGATGAAACGAAGTTTAACATTTCGTTAACAAGGTTTAACTGATGAGTAAATATGCAACATCGCCTGAGAAATCGCATAATTATTCGCTGCCTGTCGTCAGGTGAAGCCGGGTGTTGCACATGCCTGATGCCTGACGATGCCGATGTGATGCCCTGAAACTGGGTGTGACCCGATGTGTGCCCGATGTGCGCACGCCTGACGTATCTTATGCAGCTTATGCCACCATCGCCACATAAGCCACATAAGCCACATTCGCCACCAACGCCACCTGACGTAAAATAAGCCACCTACAGGGCATTAAAAAAGACCCCGTGGGCAATTACACCACACAGGGTCTTACAAGGGCACAGGGCTTATTCTATAAGGTGAAGCCGTTGCGCAAAATGTTTATAATAGTGTTAACATCGTCAGTCAACATGTTTGTGGTGTCTGCGAATTTAACATTCACCATCTTTGTGAAGCCTGAAACGTCTTTGACCTTAGTAAGACGTGAAGAAGCTGTTTCAACGCCTGTACTTGTGATAGTCTTCTTTTGCAGAACGATGTAAGGTGTCAGACCCATCAGGTAGGTTGAATCGAACTTAGAACCGCCGATAACCTGAATCTGCTGTTTCTGTGTTCTGAAAAGAACATCGCTGCATGGTTCGACTTCTTTAGTCCATACGATTCTGTCGTCACAGGTCATAACATAGACACCACCGCCACCGATCAAATTAACTCTCAGTTCAAGTGAAACTGTACTTCCTATCAGGTCAACAGGCAACGTTTCAAGACCGATGAAAGGCACAAACAGGTTCAACTCTGTATCATAGTCGGCTGTGCTCTGTGTCACGTTTGGAATCTCAACAGAACCGAATGAAAGAACCTTTGAATCAGAAGCCAAGTTATAGACGGTCGTATCAACCATAAAGTTACCACACATCAGCTTCGATGAAGACCCCTTGTCAACCTGAAAGAAGAATCTTTTTACCCTGTTGATATAGTCGCCAAGGTCGTAAGAAATAGGGTCTTCTTTGGTGCTTCCAACATCGCCTGTATATTGCACAAATCGGGCGGTCGCAAAGTCTTCAAGATTCTTTTCGTTCAACACATAAGCATTGATGAATCCATACTTCTTTGTCGGTGTTGACTGTGGATTTGCCACACCATCAACTATGATGTACCAATCGTCACGGTCTGCGCTTCCAACTGTTGGCGTTATTGTACCTGTTGCGGTCAACTTGTCTTCACTTATCGTCATAGGTACGATATAGGGTGTCGCAAATTGTGAATAGCCTGTAAGTTTACACTTGTCAGGTTCATCAAAAACGTTACCGCTATCAGCATTTAACGTGATAGTAAGCGGTTCGCCAACGAAACAGTATGTCGGCTGTGCAACAGGTGTGCAGCCTGTCAGGGTGTAATCTATACGAATAGCCTTTTTAGATTCACCTGAGATTACAACAGGGCTGTTGAAGTCCACGTCAGGCAAAGTCACAGAAGCGTTTGACGTAACATTGTCGGTGTCCTTAATATCATCGACAACAACGTTAACCGTTACAGGTACGTTCTTACTGCTTCCATCTGTTGAAACGTATGCACAGGACACATTCAGCATCACCTTTTTAGAAGACAGGTTCACAGTCACAGAATGACCGTCCACGGTGTGTGATTCCGTTGAATCAGGCACATTGTTGGTTACTGTCGGCTCTGTAGGCGCAACAGGTTTCGGTTTCGTGTTACCGTCCAAGGAAACGATGTATTTCAGGTCTGAAATCTCAGCAGTCGCCACCGTATTTTCACCGTTCACAGTAGTTGGAACAAACGTCTGCTGTCCTGATGTGTTGACGTATGTAACCGTAGGTACACCGTCAAAGACAAGTCCATCGTTACAGGTAATCGTAACAGTTGTCGATTCTGAGAAAGGGTCTTCTTCTGTAGTGTAGGTAGCACCTGAGATATTATTCTGTGGCTCTGGAATCACTTCCTTAGTACTACCGTCCAACGTAGCATAGCCACCATAAGAAGCTGTCGCAAGTGTGAACGTGGCAACGTTACCTGAAACGGTCATATTTTCCGTTGTTCCTTCTGAGAAAGGGTCTTCAGGGTCTGCACCATAAGTTACTGTCGGCACACCGTCAAAGGTGAATCCATCATCACAGGTCAACGTTATAACGGTATTGCTTCCACTTGTCTTTGTCTTGTATGTGGTGTGTGCAACGTTGTTGGTCACGTTTAATGTAGGCACAGGTGCGGGGCTTCCACCACTTGCTTTTACATAACAGTCGGCATCGCCCATATATCCTGATGGGAAACTGAATCTTCTGTGCAGAAACGTACCGTCACTTGTTATTCCTGACTTTTCGCCATTAATAACAAGTTGGTCTTCTTCTGGCGAAACCTTAGTAAGGTTCATATAAATAGGCACCCACCTGTCGTTATAGTACATTTCAATTTTACAGGCGGCATCGTTTTCCACGAAAGTGCAACCGTTAACGGCTTCCGCTTTTATATGACACCACGTTGCACCGTCATTATAAAATGTCTTGTCAGAACCTTTGTCAGTACATCTTTCAAAGTTATAATTGATGTTGTAAGTACTTGCCATTATCTATTACCTTTAATTGTTATCATAACTATTGAACCGTCTTCACTCAGTTCATTCTCAGGAAACGGAATCTTCTGCTTCTGCGTCCTTACATCACAGACAGGCTTGTAATCGTCATCATACTTGTTAGGTGTGTCTGTGGCGTAAATCTCGCCTGTAGCTTCAAGAATCTGTTCCTTGAATGTCGTCAGGGAATCACAGGACAAAGACAGAATCGCCTTGTCACCGTCATATCTTACGGAATCAATAAAGTAATAACGTCCTATTGATTCAACGTAGCACATCGTGAAGCCTTTGACTTCACCACGCACACAAATCTCAGGGTTTAAGAAGCCCATCTGTGAAATCTTGCCTGAGATAGTAACAGGGTCGCCAAGAACCTTGTTTATCTTGTTGCGTTCACCATTGTATTTATAAAACAGAATATCCATACTATTGTACCGTTATAGTTACAGAACCATTTAAATTAATGATTCCCTGAATTATTGCGTCCACGTTCTGGAAAGTATATTTTGACTTTGATACAGAACCTTTCGCAAGATTACGTCCCACCAAGATGCAGCCCTTTGTGTCCTTTGGGTAGTTACCGGGGTGAATCATTATACCTGTGCGTCCGTTGACTTCAAAAAGAAACGGCATCTTTCGCCCGAACATGTTTGAATAGATATATCCTATTCTGTACGTACCTTTGTCAATACAAGGGTGGTTCACATTCTTAGGCGGTTCAAGAGTATCACACAGGTAAGTATCACCAAAGTACAGCTTACCAATAGTGTAGTGTTCATTCTGAAAAATTCTTTTTAGTACTAACATAACAAGTCGAATTTAAAGTAAAAACGGTGGCACACCGTAATAATGTACCACCGTCCAAAATTAGGCAACAAAGAACACAACAAAGTTTTCGTTGGTGTCGTTGAAGTAACCGGCATCGAACTTGTAATAGTTATTGAAGAACTCTGCCTTTGCGTTGTAGTTGGTGGTTACTCGCTTGTCAAGGTTGCAAACACCAAGGGCATCACGGTCGAACATCACACCGAGCACACCACCGATATTAATCTCGTGGTTTCCGCTTGTCTTGATGTTGATAGCAGAAGTATGAGCAAAGCCGTAATCCTGTCCACTACCTTGCCAAGAAGCAACGGTTTCAGCGTTTGGCAACAGAACCTGTTCCTTGTTGTAGGTGTCGGCATACAAGTAAGCCTGTGCGCCCTTTGCGAAATCAGACAACAGGACTGTGTGCAAAGCGTCCTTTGGTGTGAAACGCTCCTTGCCACCAACGTTGAAGAGTTTAGAGATAGACTGCAAACGGTCTGCGTACAAGCCCATCTGATAAGATGCAAAGCGAATAAACTCGCCATCGGTCAAGCACTTGTCTGCGGTCAAAGATGTGCCCTTTGCCTGATTGTAGAGATACAACAGGTTCACGCAACGTACAGTAGAAGCAGAACCGTAGTTGAGGGTCTTACCTGATGTAGTGAACTTTGCTGCGTCTGCAAACAGGGTTTCACCAATCATGTTGTTGATGGTGCGCATGATGAGGGCATCGGTCTTGATAGTCATAGACTTCTCAACTGCTGAGTAAATCATAGACAAGAAGCCGTTCAACTGTGCTGCGCTGCTGAAAGATTCCTTGACCTGACGCTCTGTGATGGAAACAGGCACTTCAAAAGTAACCTTTGAGTTGAAGAACTTAGCAGACACAACAGGCTTGTGGAAAATGTCCTGTCTGTACTCTGTACCGTCTGTGAGATTCCAAGTGTCGTTTTCCTCAGCTGCTGGAATCTCTGCTGAAATCTTTTCAAGCACAGAACCGAACTCCCAAGCATCCATCAGGACAGACGGAATCTTACCTGCATAAGGTCGGTTAACGAAAATCACCTTGCCGATGTGGTTTACAAGTGACTTCACGTAGTTATCAACTGCACCTTGATTGAACACTTCGTTACCAAGGTCAACAACACCTGTGAGGTCTTCTTTAACGATGTCGGTCTTACCGAGTACCTCACCACTTACTGAATTAATCAGTTCATAAATCTGTTTTACTACCATAATTTAAAATAATTAATTATTATAAATACTTAATGTTAAATAGTCAACTAAACTTTTAATGATGTCTTCACGCACATTCATCAGTCTGGCACGATATTCGTCAAGCATAGCCTGTGTTACGTTACCGTTAAAGCCTGTACGTTCTGACGTACCTGATTCCGTTTCTGTGCGGTCTTTTGCGTTTGACTTGTCTTCTTTGGAATCTTCATTGAAGCCTGTATCGTTGAATGCTTTTTCGCTCTTAGTGATACCGTCTGTGTTCGATTCCTGTACCGTCACCGTCCTGTTGGTCGATGTGCTTTGAAGCACAGGTTTCAGGAAATCATACTTTTTGTTGAAGACCTCAAATTGACTTTTGAACGTATCAACGCACATGTCAAGAATCGCACCTGTGTAGTCCTTGCAGTTGGTTTCATTGAATGAATCAAGAACCGTCCTGTTACCGAACTTCACCAAAGCAAAGGTATCGGGATTTGTTGCATCACCGAATATCTCAGCGTAAATTTCGGGGTATCTCTGTTTAAAGATTACCCCAAAAAGTTTATTATCACCTATGAATAATTCTTTGAATAACATAGTCAATACGAATTAAGTTTCTTCTTTTTCTTCTTTTTCTTCTGTTTCAGAAGTTTCTTTGGTTTCTTCTGTTTCAGAAGTTTCTTCTGTTTCGGTCGTTTCTTTGGTTTCAGGTGTTTCTTCTGTTTCCTCAGTTTCAACCTTTTCTACGTCCTTAGACAAAGCCAAGAAGTTTTCATGTTCCAACTTCCAAGAAGAATTTAAGTCAACCCTGATGTCAGTACCGAACATGTCATTCACCTGTGCGAGTGCTTCACGTCTGCTGTTGAGCATGTTTTCAACGTATGGCAAAAGCACGTCCACATTCATGGAAACCTCACCGAGATTCAGGCGTTCACGCTTCATATTGTAGTTGGCGTTCAAGCCAAGTTCGTTTAGCATTGAAGCCCTGTAGTACTGCACCAATTCAACAAGCTGTGTGATGTACTGGCTGTTTGAAACGTTTGCGGTCTGCATCGAAACACCCTTGAAGAAACTGTTTTCACCGATGACTGAGAAATCACCATTCAGAATCTTTTTCAGGAACTCGTCTGCACTCTGTTTGGTCTTGTCGTCAGAAGCACTTATCAGCATAGTGATTCTTGTCAGAATTGAAGCTGTGTTCAACGAAATAAGACCATCTGTGTAAAGAACCGCATATTTGCCTATGATAGGCAACAGGCTTTGACCGTTGGTGTCGTTTTCCATAAGAACGCAATCAGAACCGATTCTGAATGTCTTGTTCAACTTCAACCAAGGATTTGCCACGATGTAATCAAGTGGTCGTCCGTATGCGTCCTGTTCACCACCTGTAGAACCGCCAAGGGCGTACAGGGCATCGCCTACCTTTGCTATGGCACAGTTACCGGATTCCTGTAACAGGCGTTCAAGTTCCACCTGTGGAATCGTTTCAGGCAGACCGTCATACTTGAACATCGACTGAGTGATAGCCAGAGTATGCTCCATAAAAGACGTTACAGCTACGTCCTTTGTCTTCACCTGTGCCTGATATTTACTGTATATGTTATCTAACTTCTTCATTTTACCAAAGTTTTAATTAATGTGCAAAGTTCCGTCAAAACTTTCGTGTTTGCTTCGACTGTTGCATTTAACTTGTCAGTCTCTTCTTTGTGCTTGTCTTCCTGTTTAATCATAAAATAAAACAGGGCGACACAGACAGCTATCGGAAAGCCAACGTTGCTGATTAATGATGTAACTTCGTCCATATTCATAAATATATTATTTTTAAATTTTTGCAAAGATACGAATAAATATTCGTATCTCCGCACGATTTACATTATTTAACACTTAAAATGTTATTCTTTGTACTTGTCATAATATAATTACGAACAATTTCACCGATTTCGTTGCTCTGATAGAACACCTTGTCGGTCACAAAGAAGCGTGAAACCTTTGCTTCAAGTTCGGTTGCAGAACTTATCAGCTTTCGCTTGTAGTTCGGTCGTCCGTTCATCGTAAGCGAATAAATCAGGCTGTTTTCTGTGTCCTTGATAGGTGTCGTCTTTGCGTGAATGTAGGTGAAGCACTCATCGTCAACCTGAATGATGTTTGCCTGTAAGACCGTACCGTTGAACTCTATGAAGTAAGTAAACAGAACGTCTTTCGGCTTGTACTTACGTGGTAAGTGAGGGTAAGCTGCCAACTCCCATTTACCGCCCGTAATCATCTGCAAAGCCTCATTCCCGAAACAGAAGTACTTGTTTGACGGCTTTTCCTTTTCCAAGGTGTCGCAATACTCAACCGCCACCGTTGCACCGTCTTCACCGAAACGATACAGGTCGATGTTTCCCTGTGGCATGTTCTGAATGTTGTCAAGTCCCATTTCACCAAAGTAAGGACAGAACTTGTTCACAGTATTGCCAAGCATGAAGACCCTGACGTTTGAACGGTTTCTGATGATAGTACTTAGAACGTTCATAAACAGCATAAACTCATCAGGCAAGTAATAACGTCTTGTGATAAACTCATCGAACACCACCGTAGTTATCATCGGGTAGCTTGTTGACTTATCGTGTTCCTGTTCTGAAAGACAGAAGCCATAACAGAACGGCTTATCGTCAGGGAATCGTTTTCCCTTGTCACGGTCGTAGTAAGACAAGAACCATTTACCCGAAAGATAGAAAACTTCGTTGTACTTACCTTTCGTTACCTGAGAAACGAAACCGTTTGCAACATGCCCTGAAAACAGGGATTCTGCACGTTTTCCCCTCAAGTCTTCACGCCATCTTCTGACGTATGCACTCTGTTCGCCTGTTTCAACGTAGTTGATAATCATGTAAGCCAAACAGGCATAAGTCTTACCGTTTGAACGTTCACCGAAAATGATATTGTAATCGGCATTCTTTTCCAAGATTCCAGATAAACTGTAATACTTTGGTTTTTTACTTTTTCCAAACATAACTATTAATCTTTAAATTTAATACCCATTAAAAAGTTCAAATACATAACAGACAACGAAAGTGAATAACCTGTTGCTTCAAGATGCACGCCTGACAGTTCGTGGAACTCACAGGCTTCACCAAGGTAATCAGTCAACACTCCCTGTTGCTCATAGTCGATGTAGGTGTGAATGTTCTTGCCTGTCGCCTGTGGCGGTATAGACAAATAGTTGGTAAACGCTTCAAAGATTCCGTCCTGTCCGTAAGTTTCAAGAAGCCACGGAACTGCACTTTTCTTGTTCACACCGCTAACCGTAAGAGATACCGGGTAACTTTTACCGCCAACGGTCAAAGCGTCTTCTTCCTCAACCATATATCGCTTTGCGCCAAGGGTCTTGAATCGGCTATAGACACCCTCAAAGTCCCAAACACCCATCAGCTTGTTTACACCTTTGATGGTCTTAGGCTCAAACAGTTCAAAGGAAATTTTATGATGCTTTGCAGCCTGTCTGAGTTTATATTCCACCATATTGTTGTATTCCTTGAAGTACTGTTCGTGTGCCTGTCCGTTCTTCAACTTCACTGAATCGGTGTCCGAATAGATGTAATCGTCACCACATTCATAGATGCCTGTAAACAAGTTTCTTCTTGCATAAGCGGTTACGAAGACACCCCAAGGGTAAAACAGGAATCGGTTACGGCTGTCGTTGTACTTGACAAGTGTTTCGTTTATCTCATCGGCTGTCAGGTGCGAAACGTCCCAATCACCGTTATACGTAAATTCGTCACGCAAAGGATTCGTCACACACATGCCATAACAGCTATTCAGCATTTCCTTACTGTTTAGATATTCCACTTCCTTACCTTTCACACCTTTCAAAGTTGTCTTGTTGGCGTACAGGTGAAGAATAGACTTCACGAACTCTGTTGGCAAATACGCTTTCTTGTAACACCACATGTCAACCACTTTTTCTTCTTCCCAAGTGTAGAACATCTTGAAGACGTTATAGTCAACGTTTGTGATAGTCGTCACTACCCTGTCAGCAGAAAAGACCCTACCGTTGTTTTCCACCACGTTTTCCTTGTAGAAGCACTTTGAAACAGACAAGGGCGTGTCCTGTACCTGACAACTCATTATCTTTGTAAATTCGATGTCGAAGACGCAACAGTAAGCAGACAGGAAAAACTCAAATTGCTTCTTGCTTTTCACTTTAACATGCACGCCCGAACTCATCGGAAACTGTTCTGCAACCATCACATAAGGGTAACTGCTTGTGAAGTCATAACTGCTCACATTTTCGATTACATCGTCTGTGTGATTCGCATTCGCATGTGTGAAGCCACCACTAAAAGCCCTTTGAAGCGTGTTGAACTCATCAGCACCACTTATGTTCAAATCGTGAATCGTGTTTATGTAAGACCAATTCTGCACGGTCTTCCCGAACTCGTCTTCACAGTACAGACAATGTTTACGGCAGTACTTCCTGACGAAACCTGTCTTTGTAATCGGTAAATGCGTTATGCCCTTATAACGTTCTATCATTTCCTGAATATAGCACATCACCACTTTTACGTCATTCAGGCAATAGCCCATTTCTTTTTCCGTCAGGGGTGTTTTACTGTGTCGCAACAGGGAATAGTCCAAGTCACCGACCATCTTTTCGCATTTATACTTCATAAGTTGACCGCCCAACTTAGCCAAGGAATAACCTGACAACAGGTAGCTACACCGGAACTCTATACCGGATTCCGTTATTGCGTAAATCGGTTTTCTCAGGTCTATTGAAAATACCTTGTTCCACGTGAAACGGTTTCTGATAAACTGAAACTCATAGGACAGGTTGTGAACGTAAACTATCAAACGTCTGTCTTCTGACAACTGTAGGTAATCAGAAATCGTTTCCATCATTTCGGTAAACTCTTCCCATGTACGACCGACTATACAGTAACCGTTTATGCCAAATTGCCAAACATACATACAGGAACACTTTTCCAACTTCACACCCAGTTTCACATACTGCTCATAAGACAGGTAATTGTCGCCACACTTGTAGAAAGAAGACGTTTCTATGTCAAAGCATACAGGAATATCAAAGAACTTTTGTTTCTTGTTATTCCCACGTAAACAGGAATCGTCAACCGCCATGTCAAGAACTGCTGTTATGTCTTTTGGTGAATAGACTTCATCGTGCAAACAAAAATTCTTCTTCTTTTTCATTATAGACCAAATTTCTTTAAAGTGCTCATTATTCCGCTTTTAATGCTGTTGGCATAGTCCAACACATTCTGTGCGTCTTTTTCCAAGTCCTGTTCTATCGCCTGTTCCAACCTTGCAGCGTCTGTTTCTATTTGGTCTGAAACGTCTGCGGCTTCTGTTTCAAGCTCACCTGTGAAGTCCTTGTATCTCATCAGGTATTGTTCCACGAAGTTTTCATCAGACACAGACAAGAACTTGTCCTGAATCTTCTGTGCCATCAGGTCGAACTCGTCTTCTGTCAGGTCGTAGGCATCCATCAGGTGCTTGTTATACTCTCGCACACCTGTGGCGGTCGATGTAGGCTGTCGCAAGAATCCGACTGCCTTTGCATATTCTGCTTTCAGGTCTTCCCAACTGTGCTTCATCGAAAACTTTGTGAAGCCTTTGATGTCGCCCTTGTTCAACGCCATAACTGCTGGCGATACAAGACCCTTTGATTCGATGTTCTGAATACGTCTGTTAGCCTGTTGAAAGATTCTTCTTATCTCAGCTTTGTACTCAGGTGAAGCCATCTTTGCTTCAATGATTCTTTGCTTAATAACCGCTTTGTTGAAAGAAAACGTTCTTCCACTAAAGCCTATCGGATTCATTCCCATAACTTCTTAAAATTAAAGGGCACACCTAAAAGAATAAGTGCGCCCTATGTGTGAAACTTCAATTACTTGTTGATGTCAACGAAGTTGATGCCGTAGCATGTCTTTGCGTGTGACTCGTAAGTGTAGATGGTGTAACCTACCTTGCCGTCCTTGATAGCCTGTACGGCTTCACCGTTGGCAAGAATCTCACGGAATGTCTCGCCAAGATGCTTTGGCATGTTTACCAACTTCTTTGCCTGTACGTCAATCACTACAGGTGAATCACCCAGAGCCGAACCGTGAACGTACAAACCGTTGATAGGGTGAATCTCGTCAGGTGAAGAAGCCTTTGCTACGTCTGACAACTTGATGTACTCGTAATCTTTGGTATCAATACCGAAAGAAGTCTTGTTGAATGTGTTACTGAAACTAAACATAATTGATAAAATTTAAATGTTAAACTTATTATAAACTGTATTACTTTTCTGATTCGATTCGGTCAATTAACCACTTTCTGAATCTGTTCACCTTGATAACGGCTTTGTCATCGCTGCACATTTCTTTGGTCTGCAACAGACCGTTTAATGCAGTCAAAGCGTTAAACAGGTTTTCCTGATAGTCGTTTCTGTCTTCCATCACTTCTGAATTTTAATGTAACCACTGTGATTTACCACCGTGGTGTCTGTTGTTACTATTACCGTGCGTCCCTGTGCGTCAACACTATGTGAAGTCTTGCAAGAACCAAAGACGCATAAAACTACAAAACTGATAATCGTCCAAAGGACAACTGCACAGGTGGATTCAACCACCTCAACTTTTTCTTTCTTACTCATCGCGGTACTTACTTTTGTGTTCGATAAACTTAGCCATCAGTCTGTTTTCTGACAAGAAGTCAAGAACAATCTGAAACTCTTTCTGTAACTGTTCCAACAACAGGTCGTCTTTCTTGTCCTGTATCAGAACCTCAGCAACAACATGTCTTGCATCGAAGACCGTATCGTTTACTGCATTCAGCAAATCTTTCTGCTCATCGGTCAAGTCCTTGCCGATAAAGTCCATGTCGTTGCAAGATTTGCATAAACTCTGAAACACCGTCAAAAGTGCCTTTTCTTTGTTTTCTCTGTCCATATTGCCTAATTTTAAATTAAACTTCATTTCTGAATCACGCTGCAAAGATACGGCGATTTTTTGAACCCACCAAATTATTTTTGTTAAAATATCTTAATTGGCGATTTTTTCTTTTTTTCTCAGTTTTTGCGCTTTTCGGCTTCACCTTATAGAATAAGCCCTGTGCCCTTGTAAGACCCTGTGTGGTGTAATTGCCCACGGGGTCTTTTTTAATGCCCTGTAGGTGGCTTATTTTACGTCAGGTGGCGTTGGTGGCGAATGTGGCTTATGTGGCTTATGTGGCGATGGTGGCATAAGCTGCATAAGATACGTCAGGCGTGCGCACATCGGGCACACATCGGGTCACACCCAGTTTCAGGGCATCACATCGGCATCGTCAGGCATCAGGCATGTGCAACACCCGGCTTCACCTGACGACAGGCAGCGAATAATTATGCGATTTCTCAGGCGATGTTGCATATTTACTCATCAGTTAAACCTTGTTAACGAAATGTTAAACTTCGTTTCATCGGCTTTTTTGGCACGGCTCGCAGCAAAAAGCGTGCCAAACTGTGCTAACAACTGTTAAAAATGTGTTGGGAAATGTTAAAAATGGGTCGTTTGTATAC